ACGACTTCGAAAATGGGTTCATGTTTGCATAACAAATAGGGGGCATTCGTGCCCCTTTCTTTATACCCAGGTCGGCTGCCCGACCAGTTGGCACACTGTCCACCAAACCCCCCAAAGCACCCCAGGATCTGCAATACTAGTCTCATGACACAAAACAAGCACATCGAACACCCCGAAGACACCATCCTCACGGGTGACCTGAACGCTCTGGATTGGTTTGAGGCGGCAGGTGCCCTGTCCGTTAAGATTGACGGTGCTCCCGCTATTGTTTGGGGACGCAATCCTGCTACGGGTAACTTCTTCGTGGGCACTAAAAGTGTCTTCAACAAAGTAAAGATCAAGATCAACGAATCTCATGCGGACATTGATGCGAACCACCAAGGTGAAGTTGCAAAAATTCTGCACGCTTGTTTTGATTGGTTACCTCTTACAGACGCCATTTATCAGGGGGATTTTATTGGATTTGGCGGAGAGTCTGAATACACTCCCAACACTATCACTTACGATTTCGGAGAAGTGATTCATGAGGAAATCATCATTGCTCCGCATACCCGTTATGAGGCAAATGATGACCTCCGTGATAGTTGGGCAATCCCTCTGACTGTTAACCTGGAGGACGGACATAACTGCAAGTTTGTGAAACCCAAGGCACGTATCTTCAGTGGTGATTATGACACCTCTCTCCAATCCTTCAGTGACCTCTCTGAGGTGATTCAGTTCGCTAAAGTAATGGCACAGACTGTGACCTTTGTTGATGAGAAGAAAGCAAAGCAGATTAAGCAGGCACTGAATAAGTGTATCCGTGAAGGTGTGGAGATTGATGATAATGCATTTGACTGTGATTACACTCTGATTGCTTACTGGAAACTGATTAAATCTATCAAAGATGATGCACTCTATCTCTGTCGTAATGATGGACCTGGTGCTTACATCGGATACGATCAGATTGATGCCGAAGGTTATGTCTACTCCAATGAGTTCGGTACAATGAAACTGGTCAATCGTGAGCGTTTCAGTTATGCTAACTTCAACAATGCTAAATTTGCACAAACTCCCTGAGAGTTCTTTATACTCAGGTCAGCCGCCCGCGTGCCAATGAGCGTGCTGTCCACTCATGCCCCCTGGGCGACCCCTTTACCCCTTATACTGACTTCAGTTCAAACGAAACGACATGACCGCAACCACCTACAACGGTTGGGCAAACTGGGCAACCTGGAACGTCGCCCTGTGGTTGCAGAATGATTACGTTCTGTACAGCGTCGCCCGTCGCTATGACTCCTATGATCGCCTCATCCCCCGTCTGGAGTATGAGTTTGGTCAGATGACCCCTGACGGTGCCCGCTGGATGGATCCTACGATCGACACTGCTGCCCTGGATGAGATGCTGGCAGACCTCTGAACCAATGGGAAGGCAGCGCCCTCAAAGACTGCCGCCAAACCACAAACCAACATCCTACCATGACCCGCGACCTGGCAACCTCTCTGCTCAACCGTGCCGCTGACGGAACCCAACTGCTGGCAATCCTGGATACCATCGCCACCGATCTGGAAACCCAGGGCATCGAAGAGTGTGCCCAGCACTTTGCCGAAATCAATGCCCCGACTGCCGACCCGATCGCTTTCTGAAGTTTTGTAACTGACCCCCGATCCTGCTGCCCGATGCTGTAGGATACGGGGGCAAACGCAACGGACGCCATGTCCCCACGAAAGGAACTCCGTCTGATCATGTCCCGCTATGGGTTCTCCATCCATCGGCAATCCAAGCACCTCATCTGGCGCAACGAAGCAGGACAGACCATCACCACCAGCAGCACCCCATCAGACGGCAATGCCCTGAGGCAGATTGAGCGGCAGGTCCGCCGCCTTGCCGTCGCCTGATCCGTGCTACAATACCAAAGCAACCGACCGAACCCTATGGGCAACCCTCTCAACACCGTTCTGATCTGGCGCAACGTCCCTAGCAGCGCCGTAGAGGAAATGCGGATCCGACCCCGTAAAGGCAACGTAACGATCTTCTGGCGTTCGGGGCATCTCAGCACTCACAACGTCCGCCGCCGCGACATGCTCCGCCTTCTTTCAGGTGGAAGCGTGGGAGAGTGGGTCAACCGCTTTGCCCTTGCCTGATCCGTGCTACAATACTCAAGCAACCGACCGAACCCCATGCGTTACGTCTCCACCTCTAACCTGTCCACCCGCGTCATGGAGTGGGTGCCTCTCCGTGCCGACGACACCCAACCGTCTTATGAGGGTAAGGTGTCCCGCTGGTCTGCCGTTGACCTAGCAGGTCTCTACCGCGACGCCGAACGCTATCGCCGCCCCACCCGCTGCCCCGTGAGCGGTTATGCCTTTAAGCGGCAGGGTCACTGACCCCCCCCATGCGTTCGTGAATCAGCAGTGCCCCGCCGTGCCCGCCCGGGCGGGGGCGCCGCCGTGTATATAAAAACCCCTAACTACCCTAACCTACAAAGTGTTACGATCGACCTCTAAATTCTTAAAGTACATATATAAAATCAATGAACGAAAACACAGAAATGCAAAAAAATCCGGAGGAAAATTTTACGACTGTAGAGGTCGATACAGTGACTGGTGAGTATTATATTAATATTCCTGAGTGGGTCCTAAATGATTTTGGATGGTATGAGGGCACCACAGTAAACATGGAAGTTGAGGGAGATTGTATAGTGATAACTGAAATCAAGGAAGATTGACATCACATAGATAGTACTGTATGATAATGAAGTAATTACACTCTATTATGGCTAAAGGATTTACCGTAAAAGCAAAACCCCCATCCGCCTCACAATCCACAGAAGAATGGGATTATGAGAAGGCAAAAGAGATGATCAAAGGGAAGGCAATCGTTTTCTGTCTTCCTGGACGTGGAGTCTCTTACACTTACTTAAAGAATTTTGTACAACTCTGTTTTGACCTTGTACAAGTGGGAGCAAGCATCCAGATTTCGCAGGATTATTCTTCCATGGTAAACTTTGCAAGATGCAAGTGTCTTGGAGCTAATGTACTGCGAGGACCAGATCAAATTCCCTGGGACGGCAAATTAAAATATGATTATCAATTATGGATTGATAGTGATATTGTTTTTAATACTGAAAAGTTTTATCAGTTAGTTCTGATGGACAAAGACATTGCCAGTGGATGGTATTGTACCGAAGACGGGCGGACGACTTCTGTTGCACACTGGTTAGATGAGGAAGACTTCTCAAATAATGGTGGAGTCATGAATCATGAAACACTTGAGAGCATTTCAAAGCGTCGTAAACCATTTACTGTTGACTATGCAGGATTTGGATGGTTAATGATTAAGCACGGTGTTTTTGAACATGAGGATATGAAGTATCCCTGGTTTGCCCCTAAGATGCAAGTTTTTGAGTCTGGTGCAGTACAAGATATGTGTGGAGAAGATGTATCATTCTGCCTGGATGCAAAAGAGGCAGGATTTGAAATCTGGTGCGATCCTCGTATTAGAGTCGGTCACGAAAAGACAAGAGTGATTTGATATGGCTGGCGAAACTTACAGTATCTATTGTAAGGGGGAAAAACTACATTCCAACTTGACAGAGGAGGAATATTTCGATATTATGGAGGACCTGTCGATAGAGTTTTATCAGACAGGTTCTCCAAGACCTGAAGATCTTGAAACTAAAATTACTAAGAGGTATTAATTATGGCTATGCGTAAGGGTGGCGGTTATGTAGAAGGTGCGCCCAAGAAAACTCGTCAAGGAGCAGGTTCTCATACTAAGTATGCAGCGTCTTCTCGCAATAAAGCACGTAAGCGTTATAGGGGACAAGGAAAAGGATGAGTTGTTTAATCACCAATCTCCCATCAATAGAAGTATGGGTTCGTAAGGAATATCTTACAGATCATCAGAGTGGGCACGGTGAATTTGTTAAGGGCGTTTGGGTTTCGGCTAAGTCGATTCCTGGACGCGCTTTTTATTTTGAGACATATTTACCAGAATATGCGGCAATGTATGACAAATTGCCCATTAG